CGATTAGAATCACCCCCAGTAGGCAACTTAAAGCTAATAAACTCGCAAATATTGGGATGACTAACATCCATATATGCTGCATATGAACCTTTCCTAGTTTTACCTTGTTTGTAAGCTGTCATTTGTGAATCGACAACTTTAAGAAATGGTATAGGGCCAGGTGCTTTATCACCTACTGCTCTTACATCTGACCAATGGCCTCCTACACCTCCTCCCTTTACAGATAACCATGCAACTTCTGAGTTATGTGATATTAGATCTTGTAGTGTATCACCTACATATGTAAGAAAACAAGATATTGGTAAAGCTTTCCACTTTTCACCTGGTTTAGGTGCATTACTAAGTACTGGACTAGCAAACATAAACCATCTATTAGATGCATAATTATATATACGTTGAGCAAAATCTAAATCACCTTCACAATAAGCTAATGAAGCTCTAGCAAATGCTTGTTGAGGTGATACTTCACCTTCACTCATATAATAATCCTGTAACAGTTGTACTGCTTGCTCTGTTAACTCTGTATCTTTAGATAAGTTTAATGTTATGCCATTATAATTCATTCTAATATCTCTATTATTTTATTTAAATACCATCTAGCTTTCTTAGCATCTTCTAATGCATTTCCTTTAAGCCACATTCTTAATATATATTTAATTACATTACCATGAGCATATGCTAATTGTGGTGAAGGTGCTGCATCTACAGAATCATTTATAATATCAATAGTTTCATATCTACCATCATTATAATGAGGAGGATGATTAACTAAATCTATAGACTCTTGTTTTTTTAACTTCAATGTACATCTCCCTCTGTCTTTGTCCATGTAGATAAATGTATTTCATCTCCATCTTTACCTGCAACTATATCACTTATCTCTTCTGTCAAATTTAACATTTCTTCATTTACTCTTTTTGCAAAATCTAAATCTGTATTTAATAAATGATAACAAGCTACTAAAGCATACAAGCTATCTTTAATAATTTCTTTATCAGTATCACTTATATCATTAGTATTAGGCATAAGAATTGCACATAAATCAACTTTACCATTCCATTTTTTACGTTCAATTAAAGGCCTAATTACTAATGCAAGATCATTATCTTCTAGTTTATTTTGTAAATCTTTTTTATTATGAAATGTCATGTTTAATTCCTTTAAACTCTATAAAATTATTATAAATAGCTACTTTTTGTTTTTCTGTTGTCCATTCTAAAGGTACAGTTTTTGTTGCATATAAAAACTGGTGCTTGTTACACCAATCTGCGTATGTTGTTTTAGACTTTTTATTTAACCTTGATTTACAATTACTAAATATAAATCTAATATCTAGTTCAGGATGTTGTTTCTGTATTAATAAATGTTTTCTTCTATCGTCAGCAGTAAATAAACCTTTTGTTTCTATAATAATTCCATTAGCTAATATAAAATCAGGTGTATATTTTCTATATGCTAAATCTTCCCACTCAATTTTTACATCTTCATAAGTAAAAGGAACACCTGCATTAGTCAATTGATCATTAACTTTTGACTCTAAACCACTTCTATATCCTCTATTTATTTTTTTACCTTTATACACGATTAAGCTCGGTATAGCAAACCATAGGAGGATTCTCTGCTTTAGAAACTACAGAAGGTCTTTCTTTTAAGCCTGGCCAACAAGCATGTTTAAATGCACACCAAGAACATTCTTGTTTTAATCTTCTATTACCTGAAGGTTTTTTTCTATATGTTTCTTCTTCATCAGTAAAACACCTTCTGAATTTATTTTTTTCTAATTCATTGTATGTATTTTTTATTTTAGCTAATACACTTTTAGAATTTACACCTGTAGCTTTCACATGTTTAAATTCACCTGTGCCTTTGTTAACAACCCACCAGCCATTAGGTTTTGTATTAGTAGCTTCAGCATAACCTACTAATTGTTCTATATATCCAAAGCTATCTTTTTCTGCAAGAGAATTAAAATCTTTAAATTTATTTATATAAGACCACGGACTTGCAGATTTAATATCATCTACTTCATCACCAAAAAATATATCAGGTGTGCCATCAATAGTTTGTCCATCACCTAAATCTAAGGTAGCTTTTTCTCCATCTTTATATTCTACTTTAGCTGCTCTAAGTAACCCTTTAAATACAGCTTCAATAATGTCACCTATTAACATGGTAATGATAAAATTAGAAGAAGGAGGTAAAGCCAACTCAGGTTTGTTTTTTTCAAACCAGAGTTGGCAATAAGGTTTACCCATATTAGACATACGAAGTGAAAACTTCCTGTCTTTTTTACTAGCAAACTGTTTTACAAGTGCTACTTCTACATCTTTAACAATACCTTTTATTACTTTTTTAGACAGTATTTCGTCTTTATTAGTAAGCTTGCTAAGATGTTGGTGTATTGCTAGTTCAATAGGGTTTGATAACATTAAAACGGAATACCATCAGGATTTGCACCCCCAGAGGTTTCTTCTATATCAACAAACTCATTTACTAGTTTATCGTCTTTTTCTTTCTTTTTTACATCAATAGCTTCTTGATTAGATGTTGAAACCCATGTGTTATAGTTTTCAATCCAATCAGCAAAGTCGGAAAAGATAGATTGATCTTCCTGTTTTAACTCAATAATGTTTGGTAAAAGCTCTACACTAGGTACATAATACTTAGCACCAGTAGGAATACTACGTTGCTCTGTACCTAAAGCCAACCAATGTTGAGGCAAGATACGATTTTGTTTTGCCATTTGTCCAATCGGAACACCCATTATTTTAAATGCTTCACGATTATCTACTTCATAAATAAAAGGTATATCTTCTTGAGAAATTACATCAACACCATCACTATCTACTGCATCATCAAAGGTAGTTAAACCAAATAAAACTCTAACTCGTTTAACACTTTTAATAAGTTGTTTTGTTTTATCAGGTAAAGCATCATAGTCTTCGATCCAACCACTAGGTTTACCACAATTAACACCACCAGTATTATCAACTAGATCTGATTTAAGATCGTTGGCCATGACAGTTTTAATAAACATGCCTTTGCCTTCACCATTTCCATTTGCACTTACATATCTTTTATACATAAACTTTTGTTGGAATAGTCGAATTTTTGGATTGGTTTGATAGACTTTATCTCCATCAGGTAATTCAAGACTAAAACAACCAGGTTCTACAACCTTAATAGTTTTTTTCTTACCTTTAATTTCTGTTTCACCATCTAATCCAAAGTGATCTATTTTTAATCTAGCTAAATTACTTCTTTTACTTTTAACTACCATATCAGCACCCATACCCATAGCTTGAGCTAAGTTATGAAACTGATCTTTACTATTACTTAATATTATGTCTGACATAAACACTCCTATATATATATAAAAATGAGGATTTTCCCCTCACCCTATGTGGGGGGAAATCCTCATTTTATGTTTATCATATCTAACCAATTGTCACCTATTTTCATATCTAATTTTAAAGGTACATTCCAATCTTCTAGTACCCATCTAGCCTTCATATGATTAACTAGATTCCCTTCCATACTTCTAATCAATTCTATTATATCATTTACTTCTTCCTTTTTAACATCCAAAATAACACTATCATGTACTGTATTTACAACAACAGTTTCATATTTTTCTAATGCATTAGAAATTAACACTAATAGTAAAGGCACTATATCAGCAGTAGCAGTAGATTGTACAGGATAGTTTTTAATTTGTGTTGAGTATGTTACTGACCCATCTCTTCTTCTTTCTACATTAGGAAATGAAAAACGTCTACCTGTAAAAGATCCAAGTTCTTTATCTCTTAATACAGATTTAGCTAAACACTTATGCCAGTTAGTAATACCTTGATACTTTTCTAAAAAATGTGTGTAGTATTTAGCTTCAGCAGGAGTCCTACCAAAACCTGTAGCACCATATAAAGGAGCAAATGTATGTGCTTTAGCTTCTTGCCTGGTAATAGGTTGTCCTGCATCACTAATAACTTTAGCTGTATAAGAATGTACATCAAATCCTTCTTTAACTTCTTTAATAGCTACAGGGTCTTGACTTAAAAAAGCAGCAACTCTAAATTCTAATTGAGCAAAGTCTGCTTCAATTATTTGACCATCTTTAAATCTAGATACAAATACTTTTTTAATAGGAAATGTTGAAGCCCTAGGCATATTTTGCATATTAGGGTTAGAGCCACTAAGTCTTCCTGTTGCAGTTACATGTTGATTTAATTTTACATGTAAGAATCCATCATCTTTTACAAAGTTTTCTATGCCTTCAATATAGTTTGACAAATAACTAGATACTGCTGATAGTCTTTTTAAATCATGTAAAAACTTTTGTGCATCTTGCATATCTTTACATTGTGCAGTTTTTTCTAGTACCTCTAATATATCTTTGCTAGTTTTAAATCCATTAGCACTAGACCATTTAAGATTAGATGGATTAAATTTTAAACCTGCAACATTTTTAGTGTTTACAAATACATAACCTAAGCCATTACATGTAGAACATTTAGTAGCCTTTTTAAATAAACTACCATCTTTTCTTTTTTTATAAAAACTCCCTTTACCTTTGCAAAAAGAACATTGTTCAGCTTTTGTTTTATACAAAGTTATAAAATGTAGTTTAATTAAATTTCTAAAATCTGCATCATTCTTACACCAATGTTTAACATCTTCAGCCCATACCTTTTTATTTCTAGGTTTACGACTAAATAAAACCCAAGACAATTGTTCAGGACTGCTTAGATTAATAGGTGTATCACCCATTAAATGTTTAGTATATGTTTGTAAACTTTTTTCTAAAGATATTTTTTCTTCTACAAATTCTTTTCTTACTTGAGCTAATGCACTTTTATCAATTTTAAAACCTGCTTTATACATTTTAGTTAATGCTATAGCCACTTCATTAGTTAGTTGTACTGTTGTTAAAAGTGTGCTATTTTTTAATTCTTTTATTTGCTTTTCATAGATTTCTTTTGTAGCTAGTACATCATGTATTAGATAAGTTTCAAGTTCATCTCTAGGTATTTCTTTTGTAGAGTAGCCTTTACTAAAATAATTTTTAAGTGTGTCTTGTTTAAGTGTTTGACACTTATAGTGTTTAGCTAAATGTGCTAGTCCTAGTGGTTTAGTAATACCTTGATTAAGAATATATTGAGCTAACATAGTATCGTAAATATCTTTATCATATTTAAAACCTGATTCCCACAACCATATGAGATCATGTGAAACATTATGACAAACTAATATATCTGTTCTATCTAAACAACTTTGTACAGCAAAGTGATTAGATATGAGGTCATCATCTGGAGTAACACTATTGTGGTCGAAAATATAAGTGGATGTATTTTTAGAATTAAGTTCGTGTACACCAACCATAACCAAAGTATTTCCCCATTCGTAGGGATCAAGATGTAACTTATTGTTCTTAGTTGTTGTAGTATTTTCGACATCTAGTATTGTAATGTTCAAGTTGTATATTCCCCTGTTGTATAGTCAAACTCACAGTTAATAATATTATGTACACCTGATATTTTATTCTTAACTATATTCAAGTGCCTCATTCTATCATCTTCAGTTTGATCATTCATTGGTGGATTCCTGGCAATCAATATCATTAGATCTGACTCACCAGCAAGACCTGTTTTACTACCTTCTATCATACCTTGATTAAGTATTATCTTGCCTTCAGCTTCTGCTGATAACTGAGTACAATAAACTACTAAACAGTTATATAACTTACCAATGTTTCTAGCATATATTGCATTAGCTTTTAGTGCTTCATGGTTATTAGTAGATGCACCCTCGTCTGAAAACTTACTACCTATATCCATAATAACAACATCAGGTTTGTAGTTTTTAATTACACCCTCTGCCCATGCCATTGTCCTACCTGTTGCATCTACAAACTTAATGTTATTTTTAACTTTGTTATATATTTGATGGGCTAATTCTTTATTATCTCTTATTTGATTTAAAGTCATGCTAGTTGCAGCAGTCATATATCTACTAGCTACTCTTCGAGGATGTTCTTCATTACATAACACAAGCACATTAGCACCTTGAGAAGCCCAGCCATTAGGTGAAGCACAAAGAGTTGCATGAAAACTAGACTTACCAACATTAGATCTTGCACCTATAACAAATAACATACCACTATTAAGTCCTGGTATTGCTTCATGTAATGAACGAATATTAAACTTCCATTTACTATCTGCATTAGCTGCTTCTAGTAAATAATCTAAATTAGTATCATAAAAGTCTACTTTTGTTTGAGGTATAAAATCATCTGTATAGTTTTCAATAATATTTTTTAAAGGTTCTAATGAAGTTACAGTACCATTTACATATTGAAAACCTAAGTTAGCAACTAGTTCACCTACATGTTGTCTATTTAGATTTGATAAAACATCACCTACAACATCAATGCTCATAGCTTTAGCACTTTTCATTTGCTGAAAGTGTAATTTAAACTGATGTTTTTGTGAGGTGGTTAGTGTTGGGTTTGATGTAAAGAATAATGCTTCTACTTCTGTTAGGTCTAAATCATTATTGTATGTTTCTATAGCATTATCTATTACTTGTTTAATTTTTCTTAGATCTTTGCTAAATAGATTTGTTGGACATTTATTTTTTACTTGATCATAAAAGTCCTTATTTAGTAAACTCTTCAGTATTGAATGTTCCATTAAATTCCCTTATTGTATTTTTAATAAATAAAATATCTTCTTCTCTTCTATACTTAATATCATCTAATAATTTAAGTGCTAATGCTTTTATTCCATTTGCTTTTAATAACTTAGTGTATTCAATTGTTTTAGCAGCAGCATCAGGATCTAAAGCAACTATAACTCTTTTAAAGTTTCTTAAAGATTCTATATGATGATGATTAAGACTTGTTCCTAGTATTGCAATACCAGTAGCTCCTAATGTTTCCACAACACATGCACTAATAACATCTTCAACTACAACAGCTAGTTTGTGTTGTCCTCTTATAAACCCTTCTGCATATGTTCCATATCTTTTCCATTTAGGATCTACGTTTTCATCTACTGCTCTACCTATAGCATCCACCATTACTCCATCATCAGATACAGGAAATACAATTCTATTTTCTTTTATATCGTAATGTAACTCTAAATCATCAGGCCACAGTCCATACCTATCACAAAACTCATACATTAATGCATCATTAGAATCACCATCATAAGATTTGTAAGGCACTATATATTCAGGTAATTCAAACTTTTTTACATGCACAACTGATTCTTCATTTGCACTTATTTTAAAATCTTTCATACGTTTTTTGATCTCATCTATAGACATAGGAATACATTTAACACCTGATATAGAACAACTGTTTGCATAACAATTCCACAACAGTTTTCCCATTTCATTAGTTGCTGTAAAGGTATTCATTCTACCACAGGCAGGGCATTTACCTCTGTGTTTATCACCATCAGATAATTCTAAAGATTCAACAAATTGTTTAACATTCATTATATCTCCATAAAAGAAACTTTCCCTCTCACCTTTGGTGAGGGGAAGTTTCTGATTTATTTTGGATTAAAGTATTGATTTAAAATATCTAAACGTGCTTGGTATTTAGCTATAGAATCTAGCTCTTTACCTACAGTTTCTAGAATATCAGGATGGTCAGCTACACCTGAAGGATTAGTCATAAGCACTTCAGCATTTAACTGATGCTTGGCTATCATTCCATTTGCATGATTGTATAAAGACTGTACCATCACATTATAACTATCAAAGATTTTCATTTGTTTTTCTCCCTTATGCTACTTTTAATTTTTGTTTAAATTCTTTTTCTATAGCATCATCTTTATCTTCATCAAAGTAATTTAAACATTCTTGACATGCTTTTGATAACCAATGTTTCTGTTCAATATCTGGTATCTCTCTATAGTTACTTACAATTGTGTCATATTCATCATCAGTTAATGGATCTAGAAAACCACAAAAATCAACACCTGGTTCTATATAAGTTAGTAAACACTTATTCAAATTGTCATTAGTGTAGTGTGTAATATATTTAGCCCATCTTTCTACTGCTTTTTCAGGAGGTGACCAAGCTGTATTAAATTCTATTTCTATCCTACCTTTATGCTGTGTATATGATTCATCTAAGATAGTTATATCATCACTAAATACATCCCACTTGGTACTCCAATTATTTGTACACCAATCATACCAATCATCACATCCATAATACTTTATTAAGTTTTCTTGATATGTTTTTTGCCATTCAGGAGGGTGTGATCCTCTTATAGTAGCAAAGAAAACTGTAGGCATTGGATGAAAAAAATCAAGCAAACCTGTTGTT